ATCATTTTGAACTTTGCAATCAAGGATGATTGGAAAGAGCCCTCAAAAATAGAATGGATAGAGGAAACCCTCAAAAAGTTTGTTGACAACTATAAGAAATTAGGTATAACATCCGTTGCATTTCCATGGATGGGGGCAATGAATGGTGGATTGCCGATAGAAGTTATCAAAGAATTAACCAGAAAATACCTCTCTAGTTTAGATGATATTGACATTGAGGTTTATGATTTTGATCCTAATGTTCCGTGCGAACTTTATAGAAGTCTTCAAGAAATCGTATTTTCCGAAAAATTTAAGCTTAGTGAATTGGAAGTTTTATCTAATATAAAGTCTAGATATTGGATTAAAATCATTGATGCAGTTAATGATCCAAATACAAAAAGTATCAATAATCTATGTCATTATATAGTGAATGGCAAAAGAATTATTGGAAAGACTAATATTGAAAGGCTCTTTGTTTTCTTAACAAAGTATAAAAACGAGAAATTGCCAATAATTAAAGATTTGTTTTAAATGATACAGTCTGATTTACAACGATACCTACAGCGTGAATATCCACAGGAAAATGCTCATTGCGAATGGAAGGAATTTAAGAATTTGAAGAACTCATTCTGTGGGGATGAGAAAGACGATGTGATTTCCTACGTGTCGGCTATTGCCAATATGGAAGGTGGACACTTGGTGATTGGTGTGCATGACAAAACATTAGAGATTGTTGGCACAAACACGTATAACTATGATAGGCAAAAGGCGATATTGCGACTGACAGAAAGATGCGTAAATCTTTCAACAGAAGGTCTAGATATAGATGAGTTTATCACAGATGACACCAACCGTAAAGTATGGGTTATCCATATTCCTAAACATCTACCTAAGCGACCTGTGTTTGCCCATAATAAGGCGTGGCAGCGAATAGAGGATTCTCTCGTAGAAATGACTACTGAACGCATGAGCGCAATTCTTGATGAACCGATTTTCAGCGAAACGGATTGGTCGGCACAAATTGTAGCCGATGCGACGATTAACGACCTTGATGAAGTTGCCATAGCCAAAGCTCGTATGATGTTCAAGAAAGTACACAGCAGAATATCTGAAGCCGAGGTAAATGCATGGTCTGCGGAAACATTCTTGAGAAAGTGCGGCATAATGAAAAACGGAGGAATCACTCGTGCAGCAATCATTCTTCTTGGTAAATATGAAGCTGCTTTCAAGTTGCGTCCAGCTGTTGCACAAGTGACTTGGACAAGGCGAGATGAAAAACAGGATGTTGTGGATTACGAACACTTCACCGTGCCATTTATATTAACCGTAGATGAGATTTTATCAAAGATTGAAAATCTGACAATGCGTGAAATGCCGGGAGGCACACTCTTCCCTGACACGATGAAGCAATATGACGACTATACCATCCGCGAGGCACTTCATAATTGTATCGCGCATCAAGACTATACGATGCAGCAGCGAATCAATTTTGTAGAAAATCCAACTTATCTTTATTACTCCAATGTAGGGAGTTTTATTCCTGGCACTTTGGAAAATGCTTTAACAAATGAAGAACCTCAAGCATATTTCCGCAATGAGTGTCTTTGCAGGGCAATGGTTGATTTCAACATGATAGACACAGTAAGTAGAGGCATCAAGAAAATGTTCAATGAACAATGGCGTCGCCATTTCCCAATGCCGGATTATGAGATTGATGCTAAAAACAGGAAAGTGTCGGTACGCATTTACGGTAATGAGATAAATAAGCAATATACTAACTTGCTCAAAACAAACAATTCATTGACTTTGTGGGACTGCATATCATTAGACGCAGTCCAAAAGGGTAGAACCATTCATGAGAATGTTGCGCAGGATTTACTGAACAGAGGACTCATTGAGGGTAAAGCCCCCAATTATACAATCTCTTTAGGGATTGCAAAAGCTACTCGTCAACTGCAAGATTATACCAAACAAAAAGGACTTGATAAGGAGAAAATCAAACAAATGATTTTGCAGTATCTTAAGAATGCCGGCACAGATGGAGCGAAACGTGATAGCATTTATAAATATGTCAAAGATGTAATGCCGCAAGTTAAGACGCATGAACAGCAATTGAGACTTTTAGGAGATATACTTAGCGCATTAAGTGTGGATAAGCTTATTTATGCGAAAGGACGGACATGGTTCTTAAAAGAATAGTCATAACGGAAGATTTTGACGGTTTATTCCAATTATAGCGGAAATTATAACGGATTCCGTCATATTATAGCGGACAATAATAGTCCGGTTAATTCATGTCAAACTCGTAAATTAAAAAGTATGTTATTAGGAGAAAGAATAAGAGAATTAAGAGCAGAGCACGGAGTACTGCAAAGACAGTTGGCAGCCTTACTTGAAATAGACACTCCGATGTTCAGCAAAATAGAGCGCGGAGACAGACGAGCTAAACGAACACAAGTAATACAATTGGCAGAGTATTTCAAGATAGATAAGAATGAACTTCTCACCCTGTGGCTAGCAGACAAAGTATTAGATGCTGTAAAAGAGGAAGACGAATTAAAACATGATGCAATTGAAGTCGCACAGAAAAAAATAGGCTAAAACTTACAAATGTTGGGAATTATATGGTATCACAGCCATATAATTCCCGATATTAATATTTGATATTCAGATGATTAATTTGCAATATTAGGTTCAAGCGTGGAACTGCATGCCACGTCTTAAACTGGAGGTCCTGAGAAAACCTTTACGGTAGGAAACCTGTAGTACAGATATGGATATAGCAGCCCACGCTATAGCGTGAGAACCACTATGCTATCCTTGTCGTACTTTGAAATTTCTCAGGTTTCCAGTCTACAAGATAAGCATAACGCTTCTTCAAATTCTAAAATGTCCTGGAGAGAGAGTTTTCTCTCTTCAAATGCAAAAATATGAAAAAATGCAGGAAGCGCAATAACATTTCCTGCATTTTTTATATTGGTACATAAGTATTTATAATCAGATAAGATAAGGCATCCATACTTTACAGTTTGGAATTTCACACATCCGTTTTCAACGATAGTCATATCCGCCCTTTCCGTCACATCGTTATTGAAATTTCATGGAACGACCGGTTAAGACAGTCGCCGAACATCGTCAGATCCTTGTCGATTTTCTCGGTGGTGATCTTACAGTACTTCTGCGTAGTAACTATGTTCGTATGTCCCAGAACCCGGCTCACACTTTCGATGGGGCCCCCTTGCTTAAAGCCAGCGTTGCGAATCCATGACGACTCACATAGAACGATATGTTCTTGGTAATCCCGCACTCCCTTATCATCTGCTTCAACGACTTGCAGATTGACCAGTAATTCAGGTCGGGAAACACGACCCCGTTCTCCTGGAACCCCTCGTAACGCTTGATAATCTGCAAGGGAATATCCAGCAGTTTAACCTGGAAATTCACTTTCGTCTTGTGACGCTTGGACAGTATCCATTTCTCACCGTTCACTTCCGCAATGTCATCGGTGGTCAGTTCCTTTATATCCACAAAAGACAGGGCGGTGAAGCTGGCAAAGACAAACAAATCCCAGATATAAGCCAGCTTCCTGTTTGAAAACTCGTGAGCCATTACCGTCTTGATCTCATCCTCGGTCAGGTATTCCCGTTCCTTGACGTTCTGGTTGACGCAATATTGTGCAAACGGGTTTCTCGGTGTCAACCCGTTGTAATGGGCTTTCGCCACAATTGTTTTCAGCCACATGCAGTTTGACCATACACTGACGTTATGAAGCCCCGCATCAGTGGAAAGATAGATCTCGTACTCCTTGATGAAGTCAGGGGTAAGCTCAAGCATGGAAATGTCACTCCGCCTGTAGCATTTCTTTATGAATGCCGCCAGATGGTTTCTTGCCCTTACCCGCACCCGATACGAGCCTTCCGCCCGGTCTATACCGATACGCTTCCTGAAACTCTCGTTGTCCTTATCGAACGCACCGAGATGTGTTTCGTATTTCGTGCCGAGCCCCTGAAAGGCATTGCGTACCATTTCAGCCATAACGAACGCTTCCCTGTCTGAAAGACGCTGATAATGCTTGATGATTTGGGCCTTAATGTTGTCCAGGGCGAGATTAATGTCCCGCGCTTCCCTGCTCTTTCCTTTTGCCCGGTTGCCCTTGGCGTTCCAAAGCTCTTTGGCAATGGTCTGCTTGCAACTGAATTGGGCTACGGAACCGTTGATTGTCACCCGTCCCATAATCGGAACAAGACCGTTTTTCTCCTTACTGCCGTTCACGTAAAACAGCACTTTGAATGTACTTCGCATAATCCTATTTGTTTTTGTTACAAAATTAGTTATCAGCAAGTTATACATTGCTACGCAAAATGAGGCAGGTAGTAGAAACAATCTCCGACTCTCAATTAATTAACCTGATTACCGGGTAATGATTTGGCAACCGTTCGCCCTCGTTACCTTTCGTTTCTCTGCACTTTGGCATTGGAGAGGTCTTCGTCGGTTTTCCTCATAAGTCATTGAATGCCAATTACAATATCTTCATTTATTCGTTTCTAATTGATTTTTCCAGAAATATTCCATATTCTTTTGACTTAATGCAAAACATGATGAATATATATAGTTCACTCAATCCTTAAAATAAACCGATTGAAAACAGAACAGTTTCCCCTATAATCAAAGGTAAATCAAATCCTTGTTGTCACGGGTGTTCCGGCTTCGCTTTCCATAAGTATTTTCCTTGCGACTGGCGTCGTGGAAAATACTTATGGAAACAAACACCCGGACAACGGATTTGATTTGATGGAAGATTATAGGGGCTAACTGTGACCGATGTGACGCATGGACGTTGCATATTATACATATAAATACATGATGTGACAAGAAGCCTCTTTCTTTGCCGGAACCCCAACCATCCCCAGGGCATTTCAAGTTCCCTGACCTGCCTGCTTTCGAAATATCCGTATCTCATGAAAAAACAGGGGCTTCAGTTCCCTCTGTTCTGCATGGTTTTCGTCTTATTGTATATACTCTTTACCTTTGCCATGTCCGCTTTGTCTTTTTCTCCGGTTCCGCTTTATTTACCGTCGGGCAAGCTCTTGTCTTGCCCGGATTGCAATGGGAGGCAAACCTCCGTCATATGGCAGCTGACATCTGATGAAATTTGATGCCATCTGAGGACAAAGATTTGGAACGGAGCGGTCCCCCTTCATATTTTTGTTCCGAACCAAATGAATACGCTTATGGAAATCGTCACTATCGAAGCGCGTGTCTTTGAAAGGATGCTGAAAAGTCTGGAGGATGCGGCACAAATTACGGATGACCTCTGTGAAAAGCACCGTGAAAAGAGAATGGGGGAATGGATGGACAACCAGGAGGCCTGTATCCTGCTTGATGTAACTCCCCGGACCTTGCAGACCCTCCGAGACAACGGTACGCTGGCATACAGCCGGATCTGTCACAAAATCTACTACAGGCCGGAAGATATACAAGGCATACTTCCCGTAGTCCAAAGGAGAAAGGAGGCGCAGGCATGAATGAGCTGCTGACCGGGGAGGACAGGGACGTCCTCTCTTTTTTCCAAAGGATTGACC